TCCTGACCCTTCTTTGCTCCATAGATAGCAAGTCCTAACCTTCTCAACTCTTCGATAGACTTAGGCTCTGCACTATCCCCTATCACTTCATTATTTTTAACAATATCTTTTATACGGTTATAAATGTCAGGATTAGTTAACCCACTTGAATATTCAATTTCATTAATCCACAATTCCCCATCCTGTTTATAAACCGATACGATTGCCGTTGGATCATTTGTAAATCCAAAGTCTAAACCATAAGCCACTAACTTAGCATCATTAGGTATCTCATCACAATATTGCCAGTTACGGAATATTAACCCCTCTATCTTACCTGTCATTCCCCTAGCGTAAACTTTCCAAAGGTCAAGGTCAATTTCTTTTAACCCTTCTATTTTCTCCCTTACCTTCTCAGATAGGAATGGGTTATGCCTATGGTCTGAAATAATTAGTTTAGTGTTTGGTCTGCCTATTACTTTTTGGTGTACCCAAAACTCATTGTTAGGGTTATAATCTAGGAATACTCTTTTACGAGTACGAAGTGCCAACTCTGTGTAAATATCAAAAGGTATTCCATTCGCTTCATTAAGAAAACAGTAATCACGCTTACCTGACTTTGCATCCTGTGGATTGCCATAAGATTTAAACTCCATTATCGAACCCGAACTAAACTCGAATATACGGTCTGTCTTATTATAAGAAGTAACTAAGCCTTTTAACTCAGGTGAGTTTTCATATATTTCCAAAGCATCACGAAGCGCACCTACTTTAAGGTTAGGTATATCTTGACCTACTATTGTAATTGTAGCCTTCTCAGATATTGCAATAGAAAACAAAACCTGTATAATCGAATAGGTTTTTCCGCTTGACGTTCCGCCTTGATTTACTATCGTGTCTTCGGATGCCTCCCAATTTGCTAAATATACGGTAGAGCATTTAAACATCTATTTGTTTTTCGTCATTAGCTAATTTCGGACTCCCTGAAATAATCGAAGGTTGAACCGTTGTAACTGTTTGGTTTTGGTTTTGAGTAATCTCATCCTTCCAACCCGCTTTATTCTTTAACCAAAATATAGCACCCTGAGTACTTCCTGCCCATCCAAGTTTACCCTCCCATTCAGCTTCTAATAATTGTTCGATATGATTCATAGTGTCCAAGTATTCGGGATAGTTATTCTTATAATGACTCCAATCCTGTCTACTAAAATCAACCCATAATCTAAGACCTGCAAAGGTTATTTTATTCTTAGTTCCCTCACACCACTCAAAGAATTCAAGAGCCTTTAATGAAAGTAATTCGGGTGACTTAGCCTTCTTAGGTTGCCCTACCCTTTTCTTCATTACAGACCAAAGGTTTTTTTCTGTGAACTTACCGTTCTCGTCTCTGCCTTCCTGTGCCATAATCTAATTATTAAAAATATAGAAGTAGTGCCTAACTGTCAAATCAAAGTATTTAACCCTTATCGCTCTCACTTCAAATATCGCTATTTTTGTCATTACTTTACTTTAAGTTTCTTACTTTCAAATAGTTCAAACTTCTTTAGTAAATGTGAGTAATTCTTTATCTGTTTTTTATTGTCCGAGTAAAAGTCATCCTGCTGAATAGCCAGTAACGGATAACAGGTTAAAGTTAATAGATTACCTAGTTGCGATCCAGTTGCCCACTTGTCTATATGATAATTGTCGGGTGCTTCTAAAAATCTATCATAAGCCTTTTGGAATACACAGTAACAATGAAACCCCGAAACGTTATCCACCTTTTTAAAGAATGGCATCCCTTTATAATTATCTAATTGAGAAGTAGTGTATAACCCACCTAGCAATATATCTACTTCGTCAGGGCATAAGGTAATCATATTCATAAAGAGCATAAAGGAATCTTTATCGGTAAACTTAATATCGTCTTCCATTATTATAACATAAGTCCAACCCTGTTCTTTAGCCTTTGCAACTACTGACCTGTGCGCCTGTGATATTCCCGCCTTAGGTGAACTGGTAAATATAGCCTTTTGAATACCAAAAGTTTCTATTTTTGTAAACTCAGTTTGCTCCTTTAGGTTTTTAACCCGCTCTTCTCGTTGCTCGTTATGTATAAAGAATATCATTACCTAGCCATTATTAAGTTCTCTGCATTAACGCTAATTACCTTAAAGCCTTCAAATTTAGAAATATAATTGATATACTTGTCGGTTTCTTTACTATTCGTTTCAACACATACCATTTTACATTTAACGTCATCTAAGTTAATTTGCGCCAGTATCTCGTAATCTAAACCTTCACAGTCAATAGAAATAAAATCAAAGGTCTTATATTTAGAAAATTCTAGGAATGATTTAAAATCTAACATTTGTACTTCAGCAGATTCAAACTTAAAAGAACCACGCCACCTGTCAACTTCAGACTGTTTAACCGTAGAATAGTAGCTATCGTTCATTTGCATAGTTATCGTTTTGTTTTCTGTACCTAGCGCAAACTTATATTCAATAACTTTATTAAATGCTTTAAGGTTATCACATAGCCTTTCAAATATTACTGGATTAGGCTCAATACAATCACCTGCCCACCCTAACTCAGTTAAGGCTCTAGTATTGGATAGGTCTATCCCATCGTATGCCCCTAAGTCTAAAAAAGTACCTTTAAAGTTTTTAAAGTGATTTAGTATTATTTCCTCTTCTCGGTTTTGTGAATACATAATGGTATATCGGTTTTGTTATTCTATGCTCTGTTTTAAATACTTTGTTATCGTTTAATCGTTTCGCCCATTCGTAATCCTCCCCAAAACTAATATCCTTAAATTTATAAGGTAGTATTAATTCTCTCTTCATGCAGGCTATATGATTAGGAAACCTCCTATAACTAATTTGACCATTTAACTTAATCGTGTCATAAGGTAAATTTATGCCCATCTCCCAATATGACTGATTGCCTCCGTTAGTAGTCATATAACCATTAATAGGTATAACATCGGCATTTGAGTTTATAGCAGTCATTAACTCTAATACATAATCATTAGCAGGTATATCGTCATCGTCAACAAAGACTATGTATTCAGACTTCGCCATTTCAATAAGTGAGTTTCTTTTATGCCCTACCGACATATCCCCTCTTTTATCTATTAGCGAAATTATTGATACGCTATTATCAAACCCACAGGAATTTATTTGAGCCTTTAAATTACTTACAAGTGAATTAAAAGATTCACTACGCTCAAATATTGAAGGGATTAATATAGATAGTTTAATCATTCAGCTTTCTCCTTACCCATTCTTTATGATGAGTATCTTTTATTTTACCTACTATTTCAGATTTAGTTAATCCAAAGTTTTGTTTGAAACGCTTAAGGTATATTGCTTCACCTTCGCTCCACGTAGCATCGTTACGTTGGTTAACGGCATCTTTATTCTTTAACTTAGTATAGTGGTTATGCTTGAATATAATATCTAACCTATAAACAGTTGCTCCTATCAAATCACAGACACTTGAAAGGTCAGTATCGCAAAACATGTGCTTGTATTCAGGATTATAAATGTACCCTAGTTTCTCATACAATAACCTATCCATTATCGGTAAGGTTGCTATCCATTGTTGAGAGCCATCGTTTGTTTTTAATAGTTTGCACTTATACCCTTTCATAGCCTTCCTTATCAAAGTATCCCATCCTTGTTGCCACTCATCAAAGTCATCTGAAGCCACTATTAGGATTTTACCTGTTGAAGCCTTTGCGCCATTGTTTATAGCACCGACACAATACCTATTATCGCTAACAAGTGTAATAGGAGAAAATATACCACTACGGATATTCGTATAATCTTTAGTTTCATCATTGTCAATAGATATTATGTATTCGATTAGTTCAGGTTTATCCGCTTTAGTTATCATTTGATTATAAACCTTACTGGCTCTCTCAGGTCTATTGCGTGAAGGGTGTATAACTGATATTTTCATTCGGCTAAATTAGTACTATTATCACTAAACTCAAAATAATTCTTACTATAATTTAAGGCTAATTGCAAACGCTCAGTAAACGATAAGTCTTTTAAAATATCTAATTCACTACTAATTTTTTTATACTCAATCATTTCTTTATTAAACTGTTTTATCTTAGCTAATAAATGTTTAGCGTGTACATCTAGTAACTTTGCTTCAGTTTTAATACCGCTGAAACCTGAAATAGTATATACATTAGATAAGTATTCCCAATGGCTTCTTGAGATTAAATTAAATGTTTCTTTTGGCATTCTTCCTGTCATGTTAGTTCGTTTATGTTTATATTGTTAGTTTCGAATATTTCATTAATGTATTTTAATACTTCGTCATAAGTTGGCTCTCTATCG